AAACGTACTTTACCAGAACCGCCAATTGTGACACCTGCACTACTGTATGTAGCGTTGTCACTTACTTGTGTCCAGCCTGACCCTGTTGAGAAGAACAGGTCATTACCACGACAGGCAAACACTTTATCATCGTAGCGGTGTATCCCACGAACAACTCCTGTATTAGATAGAGCATTCGTATCAAACTTCTCAAAACCTTCAATACGTGTGTAACCACCAAAGATGGAAGGCTCAAAGTTTCGCAGAATACGTGCAGAACCCGGTGCTTGAAAACCTTGTTGATATGGAGAAAGGTTAGTAATCAAGCCACCCTTAAATTCAAACGAATGGGTCTGCCATGCATCAGCCATTAGACAGGCAACCTCGCATAACCTGTTCGTCCACCACCAGTATTTTGAGGTATCATATAAGAACGGACATAATAAGTGCGATTAATCAACACGGAACGCATATTCTTAATACCTTCTTGGTATTTCTCTTTAGCAACTAGAGCATCCTGTGTGTTGCCACGGAACAAGTATGCATAATGCATAGCACCATCTACAACAATATGTTTAAATCGTTCTGGTACAGCAGGAACATCATCATACAGTTCAAGGTCTACAGGTACACGGTAGTATTCATACACTACTGTATAAGCAGCATCAGGTTCTGGTGTTAGAATATACTCAAGTGCAGGACCATGTGCTACCAACTGTGGTACACCTTGACGACTGGTGCTATTATATTCTTGTTCTACATACTTGTCAAGATATTCTTCATAAGTAATAATACCAAGACGTGTAGTAGAATTACCAAGTGTAGTATCTTCTTTAATACGGAAACTGTCAAAGTCTAATAATTTAGCATCGTGTGGGAAAGCATAGCGTGTTACGTTAACGGATAGGACATCCTCTTGCTCAACGTGATTAAAAGGCCAGTTAAATTCTGTTTGATTAATATCGCGGAGTGAAGCATTAATAGCATCTTTTGCGTGTGCATAAAAACCTGAAGCACTGGCAAAGTTAGATGACGTAAGTTCAGTTTCATTCAACCGTCTGTTTACTTCGTTTACAAGTCCAAGATAATTGTATGCCATTATTTCTGCCTTATGTTAAGTTTAACAGTACGTTCAGCAGTGCTTCCTGTGCTGTCTATAATCTGACATATAAATGAGTATTCTCTATTTAACACACCACCACCAAGATTAATTGTGGCTACCGTGTTTGTATTTGTTTGTGAAATGTTTTGGATGCTATCGGTTACTGTGCTACCTGAAGCAGTAGTCAGTGTTTCACCAGCATCAATCTGCGTTTTACCAATTTCTGACGTTTTAACAAACCATGTCACAGACGAAATGGTAGCAGTGTCAAGAAAACGTGACCAGTTCATACTATAGTCTAGTGTTTCATCAGGGTCTTTTACAGGCCAACGAAATGACATTTATTGTTTCCTTATGCAGCGGCGCGTCTTTCAGCGACAGTAGATTGTCTTGCAACATATACAATGCGAGGCGGTTGTTTTTCTACAAAGGCTGTTCTACGTCTGTCATATAGTGTCTTGACTGCCTCAAAGTCAAACTGTACGCCTGTAACTGTTAGTGTTCCTACAGAGAATGTACCTTGTACACCAGACAACGAATGTGTATTTGAAAATGTAAAGTTACCATTTACAAATCCTGTAGCACTTACGCTTAACAAGGCTTCTGTTGGTTTTTCTTCAACGGTGTTTACAAAACCTGTAGCAGATACACCTGTTAATGTTTGATTGGCAGTTCCAGTTGCTGTAAGATTAATTACATTAGATGCTTCATTCGTAATTGTAGTAGAACCATTTGTTCCATCAAAATGAAGTAGTGCTTCTGTACTTCCATCTAAAGAGTATGCTTCTGTTTCAGGTGTAAAACTTGTAGCAGAAAGACCTGTTGGTGTAGATGCTCTAAACTCATCTATGTATCCTGTAAATTCTTCAGAGCCATTTTCTTTAGCCCCAATTACATAGGTATGAGCATTGTATCCTGCACCTGCTTGCTGACCTCTTTGGAATCCATCTACAAATATTTCTGTAAAGGCAAACCTTCTTTGTAGTCGTATATGATGCCAAGTATTGTTACTTAATTGTCCACTAACTGACCTAGTTATAGAATTATCTTTAACTACTTGTAAATTACCACTACTAATACGTAAAGCAAAACCAGAGTTAGAGTTTTGTGCATCCCAAAGATGAGCAGTTTGACTTGTTAGCGTTGAAGAGTAAACCCAAAAATCTACAGCCCATTCTGAACTTGTTAACAGACTTGAAGTGTAACTTGTTGTTACAAAATCACCTGTTCCATCTAGTAGTAAACTAGCAGTGCCAAACTTCTTTTCTGCTGTAGAAAGCTGTGCATCACCACTTGCAGTGAATGGGCGTAGGGGGTTGAGTTCTCCATCAACACCTGTGAGTCCTGCTGCAGTATGAACAGTAAGACTTCCTACAGCACCTATAGCACTCACACTGTTCAGTGCTTCTGTAGTCTGTGCTTCTATTGTTCCTAGCGTGGTTGTTCCACTTACACCATCAACAGGAACACGGTTAATAGACCTGATGTCCAGTCCTGCACCGTTAAGTGTAAATGTGCCAACTACACCTGTTAGCCCTGCCGCTGTGTTAACAGTTAGGCTTCCAACAGAACTTGTACCTTCAACACCTATTGTGATACGTTCTGTAACATCTACTTCAAAACCACCTGCTACAACACTAGCAATAGTACCTGTAGCTGAAACACCACTAATACTAACAGTAAGATTGACTACACCATATTCAGATGCTCCATATACACCTAAACCATATAGTGCAGACTGTGCTATGATTGCCATAGCCTACTCCTTACGCAATACGAATTACAGCGTTGCTTGCGTCAGCGGCAGGAAATTCAATTGTCAAGTCACCAGCAGTAGCAGAAACAGTACCACCAAAGTCAATAACAGCAATAGCAGAGTTACTGTTAGCTGTATTATAAATAATACAACCGTCAGCAGAAACTGTTACGTTGCTGAATACTTCATCAGTAAAGTCTACGATAGCAGTAGAACCATCAAGAGTGATTGACGCACCATCAAGTACCTGACCACCAGCAGTATAGTTAGTGCCAGATGATTCGTCAGAGTTACCTGTTACGTCAGAATAATTAGTTGTGCTGGCATTATATGTGCCAGTAGGGGACGCTTTAATCAGAGCAAGTTTAAGAGAATCCGTGTCCAAATCATGAAGACCGCCTAAAAGTTCTGTTTTGAAGCTATTGCACATAGCAGTTGTGATTGCCATTTGTTTTCTCCAATATTATCACAAGATGTAAAGGGGCAAGGTATTAGCCCTGCCCCAATATTTTATTTAGGCAAGTGCGTCACGGTCTACTTCATTAGCAGCCATGTCACCTGTGTCTGCCATGTTCATCAGAACTGCGAACACACGGACTTTACCTTCAGTTGGAGCAGTGGTTGCTGCCTGAAGTTCCCAGTCAATTGTGTCTTCAGTTTCGATGAAGATTGGAGCAGATGCATCAGCCATAGTTGCATAGCCAACACCAGATGTCAAATCAGCAGAGTCATCGTCAATGTCAAAAGCTGACACAAAACGAGTAACATCTACACCAGTAACACCAAGATTAGCAGTACAACCATCAGCAGCCGTTTGTACAGAAGCAGTCATTTCAAACCCTGCGGTAAGAATGAGTGTTTCAGCGGGTACGGTAATCGCTTCAATGATGTCATTGGCAGCAAGAGCAGAACCTTTAGCAGTTGCTGCAGCAGCCAAATCAATCGTTTGCTGCACCATGTACGGCTGACGACCCCGTGCGCCAACGCCACGGGCAGTAGAGGCAAGAGTAGTTACAGTAGCCATAATTTAATCCTCCCTTATACCAAGTTAAACTTAGCGTTCACAAGTGCTTCTGGACGAAGAATCTTGCGACCGTACAAATGCATTCCACGAACAATGTCAGCGAAGCTGTCAGGGTCACGGTATGTCTCAGTCTTGTTGATTTGCTCTGCAGTAGCAACAGCAGATGAATGTCCAGCAACAATCACACCGTAGTTATCGGCGTTTGTACCACCAACAGTACCAGAACCAGTACCGATTGTTGGAAGATTGTTTGAAACATACACTTGGAAGCCGTGCAGGTTATTTACAACAAGTCCATTCTGCAGACCTGAACCACCAAAGTCTGAGTTCAGAAGTTTTGAATCTTCGTCCTTCAGTACCTCAATGAATACTGGGTCTACAACAAGCCAACGGCCTTGAGTATCGACATTCTGTTGGTCCAACAGACGTGCCATACGTGCAATAACCATTGTTGGGTTAGCATTACCTGAACCCGGTACAGATGATGCACCCGGCAGACGTGGCTGGATACCAATTGATGAACCAGCGGAACCACCGAAGTCATCAGCTTCTAGCTTCATGCTTGAAAGCAGTTCGTCTGAACCTGCAGTTGAGACAGCCTTTGAACCGTTAACAGTTGTGTTAACAGTGTCTGGTGAACCATGCAGTGCAGATTGCTTGTAACCTGACAAGTAGCCAAGAACGTCTTGGTCAAACTGGTCAGCTAGGCGATACGCAGCACGGTCACTTGCCAGAGACTGGAAGTTTACGTGTGAGTGTGCCTCTTCAATGTCATCAACCTTAAATGCAAAGTAGTTAGCTTTGTCAATTGTAAGATTGAAATCTTCGTCATCAAGGTCTTGAGGTGTGATTGTAGTACCACGTTCGTATGCCTTGACTGTGATCTCTGGTTCTTTGATGATTTTAACTGAATCACCCATTGTGGCGATTTCACCAAAGTAATCAGAGTTAGTGATTGCCTCACAAACAGCGGCCTTGCGGAAAGCAAGTTGCACCTGTTTGGAGTAAATGACTGGACTAAAGTTACCATTAGGTAGGTTACCGTATCCAGCAGCGGAAGTAAAAGCCATTTCCATCTCCTGTTAAATTAGCTTTACAGATGCAAACAATACAATTCTATGCAGAGGCTGTCTAACGTAGGGTGTACTTTATACAAAGGTGGCCGCCCTTGTAGTCAGTAGGCCATGTTAATCAGGTAATCTTTAAGATTTTTGTCGTTTGCGGATTGTAGGTGTAACCAAGTAGCGAACTCAGTTACACTTATCTGACTATAGTTATACGTAAAAATAACTACTTGTCAACACTTTTTTATTTTTTATCTAGCAGAGCCAGATACATCATAGATAAACTTACCTGAACGGATAGCTTCCATAATTTCGTCAGACATCTTCTCATACTGTTGAGGTGACATCTTTTGTACTTGAGACTCTTTTAAGTAAGTAGAAGACTCTTCTTCTTGAGGCCTACTTCTTGAGTTCTTTGTAGATACAGACTTAGCTGCAGCTTTATCTGACTTAGACTTGCTTTTACTAATACTTTTGTCAGCTTTATACAAGTCAATGGCTCTAGCGGCTGAACGTGCGTCATTGTCATTCTCGTAAAGCGCGTCCTGTACCCACTTAGGTTGTTCTTCTGCCCATTCGTGGAAGTCATCACTGTCACGAATCTCATCAAAGTCTGGGTGCATCTGCATTAGCGTTGCTTCTGCTTTTTCTTTCGTAGCTGAGTTTTGCATCTCATCAATAGCTTTAAGACGTTCTTCAAGAGCAGATGATTGCTCACGTGCCTTCTTCATAGCGATTGTTTCAACGATAGCTGCTACATCAGGGTAGTCTGCTGCCCACTGTTCAATGTCTTCGTCAGACTTAGGCAACTTCATTTCTTTTTTAGTAGCACTCTCTAGCTGACTTTTCATTGCTGCTAGTTCAGCTTTAAATTCTTCTGCTTGTTTTTGTTGGTGTCGC